TATTATTTGACTTGACTAGTACAAGACTAACTCTTGATAACGATACTGATTTAGTTGTTGATGGTAATATATCTGGAGATTACATTACAGCAGGTGCTAGTGGTATTTCTTCTGTAGGCGGAATATACGCCACACAATCACTTATATATGGAAATGCTTTACAGTCAGCAGGTGATACAACTGTAGGCGGTAACGTAGTTGTTACAGGTACAGTAGACGGCAGAGACGTAGCCACAGATGGTGCTAAGTTAGATACAATTCCTTATCATAGGGTTAAAGAAATAAGTTTGCTAGGTAAAAATAACACGCCACTTACTCTTACAACTAACTATCAGAATGTTGGGATGTTTCAGGATGTAATACACCCATCTACACCTGTAGATTGTTCTCGCTATGTAGACTTAAAACTTTATTTAGATTGGAGATATGTCAGTAGTAATACAAATGATTTAGAATTGCAGATTGCGATTACTGTTCCTTCAGGGGCTACAACAACAAACTTAGGTTCTGTTACAGTTTTATACACCGACCCCGCTAATCACGATACAGATAATTATCAAAATTGGGGTTATGTGTCTGGTGATTACACGCACTTATTTACTGAGTTTGGTAGGATAAACAACACTGGGCTTTCCAGTTCTAACTCAATGCGTGTTCACTCTTGGTACTATGACGAAGCTAACGACAGGACTTACTTTTTACATGACAGCAACCCTGGAATCTCTATACCGCAAGGCGGGACTGTTTACTGGCATCCTTATGATTGGGAATCAGCAGGGACAACTCTAACTAAGACGATAGAAATAGATGAAAGATATGTATCTTACGGACATCAAAGCGAATCACTGAAGTTTAAAGTAGCTTATGACGATTCTCGTTTAACATATAGATTCACATTAAAAGAGCTTACAGCTTATGATAGCGCAATCTTAGACCAAGCCAGTGTTACATTTACAGACGTAGGAGAGGTTTAATATGTATGTAGTAGGATATACAAGAAACGATGAGGATGGTAGGACTGAATATATCAAGCATCAAGAGTATGATACAAAGCAAGAAGCGATTGAGGGTGCAGAAGCATTGGCTTTGGCATCTGTCAGCGATGAAACTATTGAACAAGTTTTGCGTGGTACGAAGCTATATGATGGCGGTGAAGATTATAACGTATTACACGAAATACCACGATAATTCTTAGGAGAACCACATGGTAACAAAAACCATAGTTTTACTCCTGTTCCTATGCCTAAGCTCCCTAGCTAAATCAGAAGTAAAGCAAGAAGGTTCTCTCAACAGTTTTACAGGTGAGGGAGCAACAGTCTCAAGCAACAACAATACCACAGACACATCTAGTACAACCCAGAACACATACAACGGAGCAGGGTCTAGCAGCCAGATGCCAGTAGGCAGTGCTATATCTCCTTCGTACATGAGCTCTGGTATGGACACCTGTCTCAAAGGTACTGGAGGCTCACTACAGACCTTAAGCGTAGGGTTCTCCTCTGGTGGTTACACTATCGATGAAGGGTGTACCAGGAGGCGTGACAGTAAGCTGCTTTCAGACCTTTCTATGAAGATACCTGCGATAGCACGAATGTGCCAGGACCTAAATAACTGGAAAGCCATGCTTGTCTCGGCAACCCCATGTCCGCTGTTATCTAACGGTAAGCTAGTCGTAGGGAAACGTGCGTTTCTAATGATGCGTAGGCAGCCTGAAGTGTACATACCTGATTACAACAAAGACACCAAGGACTGGTATGACACCATACTCAACATAGGAGCAGAAGAAACTGATGAAGAAGACACTAATATCTCTATTATTGCTAAGTTCCGCAGCTCTATCAAATGACCAATATGATGACCTTGTAGAATCCAGTGCAGCCATAGCTAACCAGATTACCCAGGGTGTCCTCCTGGTAGGTGCTGCTACAGAATATGCACACCAGGGAGGCTCATTGTCATCAGGTAACCTAGCAGAGACAGCTCACATCACTTCTGAGCAGTTACAGGCTTACAATGATGCTTTGTATGGTATCACTAGCTATATGCCACATGGTAACCTCCAGGAGACCCTGCATAGCCGTGCTATGGACGAGCTTGAGCTTATGGACCAAGCCATAGATTCCTTCACCACCGTAGTTGTCGATATGTCTACAGCACTTCAGGTACAAGAGATGGCTGTAGCAGCTGAAGGTAATCCCAATGAAGAAGCAGAGGTTCAATCCTTTGTAACTAACAATGTTGAAGTACTGACTATTGACCAGTCAGAGGTGGACACATTTAACCAGGCAACCACAGATGTCGAGATACACGCAAATAATGCCTCGGCCTACTTGAGTGTAGCAGCTAACCCTGAAGCAATGGCATTCCTTGAGCAGTCTGTGGAGACTGCGAACACCACAGCAGAGCAAACCACTATCTTCTACGATGCTAATCAGCAGTGGGTGACTATGGGTTACAACACCACAAGAAACCTTACCGCTGTCTACCTCAATGGTAATAACTTTGGTTTAGACCTCTATGTCACTGAAGCTGACATTCTGGCAGCAGGTGCTGAGTCAGACTTCTTTAAGACAAGCCCAGTAGCCCAAGGCTACGAATGCTTCATGAATCAAACGGAATGTGACATATGAATCTAGCAGAAACTGAATTATCAATAGGCGGTGTGAAGCTCAAGGGAATCTACATTGTCCTCGTGGCATCACTAGCGACCACCTTGGGTTCATTCGTCTGGACTGCAAGCAGCCTGTATGGACGTTTAGAAAAGGTTGAGGCTGTAGTTATCCCAGACATTGTTCCCCTGGAAGAAAAGGTACTGCTGATAGAGCAAGAACTAAAGGCTAATGACGTATCTAAGCTCCAGGGCAAACTAGCAGAACTAGGGACTAACCTGGTGATTATCAAGGACCAACAGACTGGTCTACTCACCATACAGAACCAGGTCAACACACTAGAGAAAGACATTGAGACAATGAAGAGTACTGTTAAACAAGCAGAGCTAATTGTCGCTGATATGGCTGACTCAAAAGATACTTTAGATAAGCTTAAAATTGAGGCTTCAGACCTCTGGCAAGCAGTAGAATATCTAGGAAATCCCCTCAAGTAACACCCCCTTTACATTACACCTTCTAACCACCTAGACAACTTAGGAAGTCCCCCTATGGCTTTACAAGAAAAAGACGTACTGGATGTTGCTGCAGCATCAACTGGCGTTCTATCCCTAGCAGCATGGCTGCCACCCACAGCTTCGCTGTTCACGATTATATGGCTAGGCATAAGAATATTTGAAACTAAAACCTGTCAATACTTAATAACTAAAACGAGAGCAAACATACATGAATATCGAAAGAATAAAAGAGACTCTGATTAAGCACGAAGGCCTGGTCCTGGATATGTACAAATGTACAGCAGGAGTCTGGACTATTGGTGTAGGGCATAACCTGGAAGAGAAGGGTGTGTCTAAGCGAGTAGCAACGATGATGCTTGAAGAAGATATCAACGATGCCCTGGATGACCTAGAGAGAAACATCACGTTCTTTCACTCGTTACCAGGAGCTGCTCAAGAGGCTCTGGTTAACCTAGCGTTCAACCTAGGCATCACCAGGCTAATGCAGTTTAGGAAGACTCTAGGTCTCTTAAGAGAGCACAAGTTTACTAAGGCTGCCAATGAGCTGTTGGATTCACGCTATGCCACTCAGGTTGGTTATAGAGCATTAGAAGTCGCTGAAATGATAAGGAGTTGTGACGATGTTGACTAATTTAATTGGACCAGTGACTGGACTGCTAGACAAGTTCATTGAAGACAAAGACCTCAAGTCAAAACTAGCCCATGACATATCAACGATGGCTCAGAAACACGCTCAGGAGATTTCCCTGGCACAGATAGCTGTCAATAAAGAAGAAGCTAAGGGTAACTGGTTTCAGTCTTCTTGGAGACCTGCGACTGCCTGGGTGTGTGTCTTAGGATTCATGGTGAACTTCCTTATATCACCTCTAGCTGCACCCTTTGGTATTACCGTACCACAAGCAGACACTTCTACCATGCTCCCAGTGCTCATGGGAATGCTTGGGCTAGGTGGTCTTAGAACAATGGAACGTGTCAAAGGTGTTGGTAAAAGTAAGTAGAAACAGTTTTGTCCACCCTTAGAGAGACAAACTAGAAAAATAACAATAAGGAGTGTCTATGTCTGGCAAAGGTTCATCCCCACGACCCATCCCAAACAGAAAACAATATGAAGATAACTATGATGCAATCTTTGGTACTAAAGAACAAAAACCAGAGTACAAGAAGTGTGAAAAGTGTGGTCAGTACTGGGAGACAGATACCCCAGGAAACAACCATAACTGTCCCTGCCCAGAAGATGCATTACAGTAGCAGTTTCCTCAGAAATCGTGACCTATACCCCCTATGTGGTCACGCTAGTCAAGCCTAATTTAGGCTGCATCGGTTGTCGTAAAAGGCAATCGGTGTTTTTTTGTTAGTTTTGTCCACCCTTATCAGTCACTTGATTATACGCCACCTAAGAGATACACTCAGAGTTCAGTCGGTTGACTGATTCGGGGTGGCTCCCTACAGCACTACAGACAACAGCCCCTTAGTCCCACTACGGTGGACCGAACGAAGGTAAAGAGCCCTAGGCCAGGATGGCCACGAAGGCACTACTCTAGAATCATATCGATTGATAATCTATTGTAGTTTCTAAGGGTTTTTTAATGGTGGGCCCAGTAGGACTTGAACCTACGACCAATCGATTATGAGTCGACTGCTCTAACC